TGTAGCACCTACTGTACCTTCGTATCCGATATGTACGTCTGTTGTTGCAGCAGAGTACTCTCCATCAGGATATGAAAGGTTGCTTTCAACGTTCACATAAGGACCAGCAAAAGCGGCACCAGCGAGGAGGAAAGGACTTGCAGCTACTGCTGCGATTGTTGATTTAATAGACATTTGTTTTAAAGTATCTCGCAAGGCATAAAAAAACCTGCGGATGATAGCACCCCCGACAAGGGTACTGTTTGCATCTACACAGGGTTACGATCTTTTCGAGTCCTTTGTATATGATTTATTTATAATACATCAGTATTTCATATATGTCAAGCCCTATCAAATAAGTACGGATCTCTACCCCCAAACACCAACTCTCCAGTGTCTGACTGTCCTATATCGTAGGCCTCAATGTGATTCTCAGTGAGTCTAAAGAAACTCTCTACATTAGCATTCCTTATACGACAGTTAAGTCCTCCTGATCCATTCCAAGCAACACCATCAAATCTTACTAGCATATCACAGCATTCATTCCTCTTCTTATCCTGACTGAAGTTAAGAACAATAACCTCAGTGTCAGAAATATATTCTAAGAGATGGTACCGTTCACGGTATGGAGATGCTTCACCTTGGTAATCATACCACTGTTTAATATGAAGCCACTCATCCTCTTCTGTCACAGAGACACAAGCGTGTGCCCATCTAGTAGGGTTAGTCTGTGCCTGACGAAGATTATCCCATCTGCCTAAGAACCAGTCTTTCATTTATATTCAAACAGAAAGTCATTCACAAGACTCTCTGATTTATCCTTTCCGAACTTACCCTTAAGGTATCCAGCAACAGGATCCAGTTCAGTCATATATGTATCGAAGTCTTTATACACTGTGGTGTCTTCACCATCAGGTGTTTCCCACTCAAGCAACTTCTTATACTCATCAAGATACTTCTGGAACATTGGAAGATGATCATTCACCTCATCAGCAGTACACTTAGCAATGTATATGTTCTCAGAGAAATGATTACCCTTCTCAAAGAATCTATACTCACCCTCAAACTTAGGTAGTCCTGGTACAGACATTAGATATCCTTCTACAGGATGCTGGAAGTCAAATACAATGATGACTCTCTTCTCATTAAATCCCATTAGATCCATACCAAAACAGGGCAGATTACCTGCCCATCCATTAGCACCTGTCTTAGGATATAATATGTTGTTGTATATACTTGACTTCTTATCCCAGATGTCCACCTCTCTGGACTTAAGGATGTAATCATTAGTATAAATCTTTGCTGTCAGATTTGTACCCTTCTCTTCCCAATCTGCCCAAGTATGTTGATACTCAAGGTCGGGTAATGTTTTCCAGAGTGCTTCTTTGTACTTGTCCCACATACTAAATCCTACCTTTTTGTTTATGAATATCTAGATGTTCCCTTGGTGGTCCTTCAGGAGGTCTAATTTTAATATTAAAACTTACAATAATTTTATCTTCGTCAGATTCACTTTGCACAGTTTCGTGTTCTAACCAGCCTGGAAATAACAATAACGTTCCAGTCTTAGGTTGGATCCTCATCCTTGCCGCAACTTGGAATATTAAATCATCACACCATAAATGGTTTGCTAAGTTACCTATAGGATTATAAAAACTAATATTACCAGCACCCTCTGGATGCCTAAGATAATAAACTCCACTGATCATAGAATTGTAATGACTATGACGAGGAATATATGCTCCTTTTTCATACACTGTCCACCAAGACTGTAAAGGAGTAAAGTCTATATTAGGTATAAAATTTCTATATGAATCATATATGTTCTGCATTATATGCTTCATCAAAGGTCGATACCTTTCTTCCTCAAAAAGATTAAAATCATAGTAGCAAGTTGTACCGTGTACTCCTCTTTGAAAAGAAGCATTCGGTTTAGCATAACTAACCTTTGGATGATCATCGTATATTAACTGAACCATATCATCAAAAGATGGAGGTGACGTAGCCACCTCCATAACAGAAAAAGCTTCACGAGAATGTTTTTGTATATTACTCGGAAGATTTTGTTGTTCTAAACCATCAGTATACATTAATCTATTTTTATATCTTCAGGAACAGTTACAACATCATCCGATGTAGTGAATGAAATATCATCGTTGAACCCAAACCCTTCCGTTGGATAACTTATTATACCATCAGTGTTAAATGTGATACTATCTTCAGTACCTAGTCCTAAAGATATTGCTTCTCCCATCTCAACACCAACTGGATAAGATGAATTGGTGTAGTAATCAGGTGTAGTAAAAGTGATCGTATCGTCGTGAGTGTGGGTGTCAGCGATCTTACGTAGTCCTTTATAATGATCGTACAGATCATTTACAGTATCCAACGATTCATTCTCGTTGAGTGCGTGAATAAGTGCTTGCTTGGCAGACTCTGCTGAGTCTTTGTATACTTGACAAGTCATAGTGTCTCCTGGAGGTAACAGTACTTAAATCTTTTACGATTGTTTTCATCTAATAGAAACTCTTCGAGGCGAAACTCACCTCCTTCTGCTTCTACTTCTTCTCTTATCTTAATTATCCTACGTTGTGCGGCAACGCTAGGATTAACAATGTATGCCATTATATATCACAAGGGTTTTGGAATTTGGTCACATCGGTAGCAATATATTTTGTACCGTCTGACCTTTTAATCAGGAAGTCTTCACCACTCTCAATCTGAGTGGTGTATTTATCTGGATTACTTTTAAACTCTTCCTCAGTTAGTTCAATCATTTAATTAACCCATTAGGTTGGCCCAGTCTTCATTAAACCTCCTCAACCCATCATCTGTCAAGATATGTTTATACATCTTATCAAAGATGGAAGGTGGCAATGTGCATATGTTAGCACCATACTCAAATGCTCTACCTACTTCCCTCACGTTCCTGATAGAAGCAGCTAGTATATAAGTATCATACCATACCTGTTTGTCATAGACATTAGCGATGTCCTTGATGAGGCATAGACCACCAAAGGAATTATCATCTACTCTACCTACGAACGGAGACACATATGTAGCACCTGCTTTAGCAGCAAGTATTGCCTGTGCCTGAGAAAATATCAAAGTAACATTAACTTTAAAACCCTCATCTCTAAGAGCCTTACAAGCCTTTAACCCTTCTCTAGTACAAGGTACTTTAACAGTAACATTCTTACCTAGATCAGTATATGGTCTAGACAATGCTACCATCTCGTCTGCTGTATCTGCTGTAACTTCAGCAGAGACAGAAGAATCCTCTGGAAAGAGATCAGAGATACGTCTGATGACTTCCAAAGGATCCTTGCCCTCTTTAAGCATTAAAGAAGGATTAGTTGTTACTCCATCGATTAATCCCGTGTCAATATAGTCACGGATGACATCCACTGAGGATGTATCCAAAAAGATTTTCATACGAAGTGTTTACTGTACTAATATTATAACACCCTTGTCAACTGTATGCTTGTGCTGCGAGCCACGTGGCCATACCTAAAGAAGTTCCCATCACGGTGAGGCGGCTCATCCACCACATTATTTCGTGCTTGTATTTTGTAATAGTAGTCATAGTAGGGTTACGATTGTTCGAGTCCTAATGGTGAGTATAGTATATCCAATTGTCTCCTTTAATGGTGATAGGGTTTTCCTTTATTTCTGTAGAAGCGTCACGACTAACAGCGAAACAATCAAAGGCAGCACTTACTCGTACTCCATCTCCGTTATATTCACGTACAGCGTGAGGAACATTAGGTGGGAATAAAGTTAACTCACCATAGACATTAGGTATATCTACCTGTTTACCATTCAAAATATATGTAGTAGCCGTTGATACCTCAGAACCCAAAAATATGTTTCCACATACTGACGTTTTATTTTCAAACCAATTGTCGGGAATCCCGAAATGCAAGTGAGGGAATATCTTGTAAGGTGCTCTAAGGACATTTCCCCAAGACTTTATTGCTATCCTTTCGTCTGGTTTTAAAGACAAAAAATCAGCCACTACTTCTTTTATAAGTGGATATCCTGAATAATGCCAGGTCTCTTCATCATTAACAAGATTATAATATGTCATCCTACCTGTCAGATGATCATCAGGATAGTTATGTGTAGGTTTACCACCTGAAGGATGAGAATCAGACATTCTGAATATACCTTTCTCAGCATCTAATAAAGCTTGCCGTAATTTATCAACGGTTTCTTTATCACCTTGATACTTTAAGATTCCATATTCTTGCCAACTATAATCACTTGGTTTCAAAGTTAATCCTCCTGATTTTTCTTTGTCTACGGTTCTCTTGAAACTGTTTGTCCTCATTAGAAAGGACACCATTATCACTAGAACTATACTTATCTTGCGACACCACTTCAATTAATGAAAGGTCTTCACCAGTAAAAGTATTACCAGTAATAGATGTCATATTAGAACATCCACAACATTTAGTTTCTATTGTATAGCTAGTCAGTTCTTTTCCGCAAGCCAAACACTTTATTGTTATCATTTGAATAAAAAATTAAACGGACATTTCTTTTCTTCTACATCATCTTTTATGAAACCCCAAGATTTCTTTGGTAACCAAGTCTTTAACGCTTGAGATACTCTGAATAATTGTCGTACCTTATGCGGTGGTTTGATGTCACGTGATCTCTCTAATTTATATACATTATCTTTACCACCACGGAACCTAATCATATACAAAGGTGTTCCACGTACCACATTAATCTCAGTCTTGTAACAAGCATAAGCACCATTAATAGCACGATACCATCTACCCAAGGGAAAATCGCAACCAATCAATTCCATACCAGTATTATGATGCAAATCAGGATAAGGTATAACTTCGATCCAAAGATTCTTATTAGGTTTCTTCGGCCAACACATCAAACTCTCATTCCACTGTATAACCAAGACACCTTGAAACTGATCTCCTACCTTAGGAAGGTTAGCTAACCCACCCTGTTGTACAAAAACAAAGTCCTGTGAATTTTTAATATCGAAACTAGTATCAAATACTTCACCAGTAGTTTTATCCCATCTGAATGTGATATCTTTTTGATTGAATACTACGTAAGTATTTTCCCAATAATGCCTCCAAGAGGGATCATTATAATACTTATAATCTTTATGTTCCTCCTTAGCATACTCTATGTATGGAACAGGTTCTATATAATACCCAGGTAATGTAAGCGGATGTAATAGATCAGACTGATCTTCACCTTTTATAGAAGCTTTCTGATTAGCCTCAGCAGTCTGATGTACAGGATGATATAGTATAGTAGTCATTATGTGTCCCTCCTAAACAAATTCCAAGCAGCATCCTTTACCCAATAGTCTAAACTATTGTGTTGATGAAATTTTACCCGTAACCATTCGGGTGGATCTATGTCTTTCCAACGCTGTAAACTATAATTATCACCACCTTTAAATCGAATGACATATAAAGGATCTCCACGTTTAAGAGAAATGGTAGTTGCGTGTGCTTTAAATCTAGGTGCTATTTTTTTATGCCACCTACTAAGTGGAAACTCTGAACTAAGATACTCAAGTCCAGTCTGATGAAATAATCTTGTGTAAGGTATCATCTCAATCCATATGTTCTTTTCTTTATTGGGTAACCATATAAGCAACTGTTGAGGTAATCCAAACACTAATCCATCACCATTTTTAATCTGTTCAGGTCTAATATAATCTGTCTTAGGTTCACCAAATGACTTCTTAGTTATTTTACCTAACGTTTTATCCCATTCAAATTTGAAATCAATTTGATTAAAAACTACCCAAGAATTATTCCAATAATTTTTCCACGCAGGACAATCCCAGTAAATATGTTCTTCGTGCAGTTTCTTATCATATTCCAATACACGTTGAGGAGGTATATAAACAACATCTTGATGTAAGGGATGCTCCCAAACAGACTGCGAACCTTCAAAGTAAGGAGAATAATATAACTTCATATCATTTTTAAATCAGGATCAGTAATCAATTCATACTTAAGTGCGTAGGAGAATCTTATGGTATTTCTAAATGGTTGTGCTCTATGAGTTAAAGAACCATCAAACATTATAGCTCTATTACATAACGGTAAACTACCGTGCACAAAACCATCATCCATAAACTCTGTCCATCCTCCTTCCTCAAGATTATATTCTAACTGAGGATAGTATAGCACAGTATAAGCATCTATTCCTTTAATGTTAGGATCTATATCTTCGTGCCAACAAGGTTGCTCATAAGGCATAAAGCAATTTATATACATCCTCACAAGATCAAACCCACCCAATGATATAAACTTCTCTCTACACACCTCATCAAATTTACGATAGATAGGCTCACTTTTATCAGGATTAATAGTTAGTCCAGTAGGACGGGTAGGATCCTTATCAAACTCACCCCATCTAGCACCACCTCTATTCCTCGCATAATCAAATGCTTTCTGATGTAATCTAGGTTCTAGAAAATCATCCTCAATGAATAGATCAAGTGTCACTTCTTCTTTTTAGGAGGTGGTAATGGTTTCTGTTTATTGTTCCAGAGTTTTGGATTTGCCAATCCACCTGCTTGTTTAAACCCTATGAAATTTTTCTTATACTTGTCGTAGTAATGATCAAAAAGATGCACGCTACTATCTGCAATAGCAATGTCGTAGGTGATCTTATCCTCTAACTTATACTCAACAAGGTACGCTGTATAAGGCAGTTTTTTATTGTCTGCTGCGGCCTTGTCGCATCTTTCAGCAATAATTTTCATTTCTTAGTTGTGTTACTACGTGTTCTATTAATTATACTAATAAACTTATCACCAGCAAATGCACCAGCGAGACATACATCTATGTCATCTCCATCTTTCCAATTGACATCACCATTCATCTTAGTGTGTTGCATTAGGACTGCAATCTTGTCAATGACTTCTTGGGTTAGTCTCATTCTTTATGATCGTGCTTTAGTTTACCAGACATTTCATATGCTTCTTTGTTTCCACCGTGTCCGTGTGCTATACCTAACTCGTGCATCTTAGCGTGCTCATCAATAGGGTCTCTTAAATCTTTTTTACCAGATCCTAGTGTGAGATACAAACCCCATCCAACTAAACCAAAAAGAACTAGACCAAAAAATAAAATAAATCCTTGATCAGGAGTAAGATTCAAATGCTGAATCATAGGTTGTTTCTCCCACGTACCAGGTAAATTATACACTGAAGGAGTTGATAGAAAAATCATACGTCGTTTGTAGAAATGGTCATTATATCAGATATTATCTCTGGTTCATCTATCCATTCACGAAATTCATCATACAAATCTATACAGGCCTCGTGCTGTCCTTCAAGGACTAGTTCGTTTAACCGTTTTATAACCCACTTATCTATCTCTTTACGTTGAGTTTTTAGATCCATAGTCCTTGCGGTAATAGCGTCCTAGTATGTTGCTATTATAGTACGCAGGGGTACCATCTGTCAAGGATTCTGTTAGAACATTGTTGGCAAAAAGTTGTCTTGTCTCTTCAAAGTTGGTCTTTCCACCAGTGGTGTGTAAGCTGAGGATCTCTCTTCTAAAAGAATTGTGTCCACAATTATTAATATCTTGCTTAAGTTCTCCACTACTTCCGTAGTACTTCTTCCAGTTACTTTCACTTGTAACCCGTCTACCGCCAGTTCTAGGCTTTCTCTTCTGCCAGAAATACTTTCTTCCGATGTATTTCCTGCCCGATTGAACATTAGTAATGACGTAGACAAAACCGAAGAAGTCGCCAATATCATTAGAAGTGAAAGCTGTACCTTGGTAGTACCAGGGATTTTCATAATCGCTTTCGCTATTCGATGCCATCTCATAATAATTATCTCACTGTGTTATTTATTCTTATGGGTAAACCCTTGATCAGGTGGCCCAAATGTCTTATTCTCAAGTTGAGTTTTTAGAAACAAGACCTCTTGCTTAAGAGTTTGTACCTCGTTTTCTAAAATGTCTATATGTTCTTGGTATACAATAATCATATCTTGAAGTCTAAGGTTCTGTTGTTCAAGTTCCCAGTCCATCAGTCCCACCAGGGGTCTGGTATTTCTTGATTGACTGTTCCCATTCCTTCATACTGCTCTGGCAGTCTGGTGGTTCGGGATCCTTGATTCCCTTTTTCCTTTTCCAATCGTTGTACATAGCTCCCATCATCCAACTTTGAGATAGGGACTTCGGTCCATTTTCTAAAAGTTCTGTCTGGTACTTGCCGTGTGCTTTCATTCCCAGGTACTCCTGTCGCCAATCTTCGGACTGTTCTTGTCCTGTATCTTGGGTCATAGTTGAAAACCTGAGAAAGTATCTTTCTTAACATCCTGATTAATCCCTCCAATGAGATAAGATTCGACCTCAGTTTCCTGAGGTGCTACCTGTAATCCCTTAGAGGAGATCCAGTGTTGTGTCCAAGGTAAAGGGTTACTCCGTAGGGGTATATCATAAATTGGATCAAACCCTATGGAGTGCATTCTTTTGTTCGCTATCCACTCAACATATTGGGATAGTAATCGATCGTTCAATCCTAAGATAGAACCATCCTGGAATAAGTATCTAGCCCATTCTTTCTCTTCATCGACACATTTCTTGAACATATTAATAGTTTCTTCCTTTTCTTCTTCAAGAATCTCAATCATTTCTGGGTCGTCTCCTTCTTGCCACTTCTTGATAATATGTTGAGTGAGGACAAGATGCTGATTTTCATCTCTGGCGATGAAAGAGATAATTTTAGCGGATCCTTCCATAAGCTTGAGTTCCGCAAATGCGAAAGAGCACGCAAACGAGACATAAAATC